GTTCCGCTGCTGCGTTAGCAAAGTAGTTAGTGTCAGCTACAACCGCTGAAGTAGCTTCAGTAGTTGTGTACTGCCAAGTAGCACCACCGTTGCCAGAACCGCCAATGCGGGATAGATCAGATCGAACAAAAGCCATGATAGTCTCTCCTTATGCAGTTTGAGTGTATTGAACTTTAACCAAACCACCTTCGTCGCGAACAACAGAGCCAGCCTTCAGCATGCCGTTACACAACCAAGAAGTACGCTCGGCTACCCAGTCGATCTCGGTCTTCATGTCGATACCGAGGGCAAGGCCCACAGCAGGACGCTGGAAGAAGTAAGAGTCAACTACGTTAGCAGCAACAGTCAGTCCACCTTCTACGCGAGACTCAAGAATTACAAACTTGAAGCCAGCCAGAGTGTCAACATCACCGTTTACGAGTGCTTTAATAGCTTGATAGTCAGAAGAAGTTGCCTTCTCGTCGTTCAACAGTCCACCTAGACCCAGTGCGTTTACAGCAGCAAACAGCTCAGAGTTAGGAACACCTTGGTCGCGTAGCTCAACCTGGGCTTTAATTACTTTAGCCATGTTCAGGTTAGAAGCGTTGCCACCTACGTTGGTGCCAATAGTTGATGTCAGAGGAGTAGAAGCATCCATAGCGTCGATAACAAGCTGGTCAGTACGACGACCAAGAGCACCAGCAATAGTGTTAGCCAGTTCCTGCTTCTCATCAAAGTTGACATCTTGAGCATCAAACATGTCAGTGTACTCTGGAGCATTCCAGTTGCTTAGAGTGGCAGTCTTAAATTCGTGCGCCACATCCATAGGAGTTACCAAGTCAGAAGTAGACTTCTGGTTAGCAAGACCTTTACCCATACGACGAAACTTGTAAGTGTCGCCAACTACATTGTTGCGCTGTGTTACAGCACCTTTCAGCAGGCCCATGCCCTGATAGGCATGTTTAACCATACTGTCAAACTCCGTGACCGCCACGGCTGATAGATTTTTACTCATAGTAGATTCCTCGAAAAAGAGTAAATTAAAAAGTTTTTCAAGGTTTTTGCTGAGTACCCAGTAAATTGGTCAGCATCCAACCTAATTTACTGGGCCTTAAAGAAAGGGTATCCAGTTTTTGAATTATACCCTGAATACCCCTATTGGATCAACCAACAGTGCGTTGGTGCGGCCTGTCGCCACCAAAGTCTTGCATCATCTTCTGTATTTTTGCTTCATGGCTTCTATCAACACTACGCAATAACCCACCATGCTCATCTTTCTTGAACATTTCAGCCTCAATGTCTGACCATGTAAGACCTGTAGGGCTTTCACCACCGTCAATAGGTAGCTTAGTAGGGGCTGTAGCGGATACAAGCATCTCAATTAACTGCACTGATTCTGCTGTAGTTACTAGGTCACGGGCTACATCAAAGTCTTCAGCACTCATGTTGTTCTTCATAAACCCTTCAATGGTCTTGATGCGCTGCTGTGCGTTATCCCCTAGCTTCGCTAACTCTTGCTCCTGCTCAACCTGCTCTACAGCCTCAGATTGTGCGGTTAACAGTTCCCATGCATCGTTAAATGCGTCCTGAGACATGTTGGTCTTGTTAGCAAACTCGGTCAGTTCCTCTAGCAAAGCATCACCAGACTCTACACCTTCAGGGCCAGCATAGCCGTCTTTAGGTGCGCCTGTAAATCCACCAAACTTCTTCTCTAGCTCTGTATACGCTTTAGCCTGTTCTGCAACAGACTTGTACTTGGTAGGGTTGTACCACTCAGGCATATCGCCTGCACCCTTGATACCTTCTGATAGAAAGTATTCACCTTCACTTAACTCTGGCGATGACTGATCTAACAGGGTATCGCTTGTTGTTTCTTCTACTGCGGCCTGTTCTTCTGACATTAAATCTTCTCCCAGGGTAGGTCGATAATCTTCCTCGACTTCCCTAATGGTTGGTGTTTAAGTTTTATCTCGCATAACTTGCGCTGTCCATTGAGCAAGGCGAGAGAGTTAACGTCGATCCATTCAACGCTTTTGCCATCCTTATTACAACGGAATGCACAAAACTTGCCTACATAATCATAGCCATCAAACTTATACTGTTTAGCTAAGTCATCTAGCCATTCCATCTTAAAGCCAATTTTATCTAGGTACTTCTTAGACTCATCACCTATAAGAACTTTTGGCGTTACCTTTACGGCACGTTTCTTAACTTCTTTAGTCATAGTATTTCTGCTTGGTTGATTTGATTAATTATGAATTTAACTACACCTGACTCACCGTTATGGTAAGCAGATTCGTAGTTTACATTAGGGGAGCCAAAAGAAGTGTCATTATCGTAGATAAATCGTTTGTGTAGATCAGCAATGACTTGCTTACCTTCTTCAGAGTTGAAGCAACGATTGTATGCTTTAGCTAGTTCAGCAGCTTGTGACCGTTTTTTAGCCGTCTGCTTTTTTGCGGCCTCTGGATTAACAGAAGCCTTGTCGATGTCGTCCCAACTCATTGTACTGGGGCTTGACTCGTAGCCATCCCAGCCTGTGCAGCTTGTGCGCCAGCTTGGATTATCTGTTGTTTCTCAGTTTCGCTTCGTATTAGTTCAGCAGGCATACCAGTTTTACCTCCAGCCCATGTACCAAAGTCTTCTAGCTTAAAGGCAATCTTGGCTTGGTCTGGGCCAGCAGTCTGCAATACAAATGCTACAGCCTGTTGCACTGACATCAGGTCTTCACCATCTTGCGCTTTAGCTAATGGAGACAAGAATTTAATATCTACGTCTTTATTATCTAACTGTATAGGAGTAATTAGTCCTCTACGAGTTAGAATAGCTGCTACACGCTTGATGATAGGGATTAATACTTCGGTCTGCAAGCGCCCAAACGCAGAACCAATACGTTTTGCTAGTTCTCTGGACTCTATAGCTACCTCAGTAGCACTGCGTACAGCACCATTAGGGTCTCTTAGATCGTTAAACAGGGCACGTTTGATAGCAGTCTGTAGCTCGTTAATCTCAAACTGCGCTAATGACAGGTTAGAGCCTGTGTCTAGTCGCTGAATACTAGGATTAGCAGAGTTGTTAGAACCTACAGGAATAACAATGCCTGGGCTTATACTAATATTGTAGGGGTTGGTTACACCGTCATCAGTTGCTGTGTACATACCCGCTAGATCGATAGCTGCTTTCTGTAGTACAAACTCTTTAGCTTTGTTTAGAGAGCGTACATCAGGCAATGCTTGTAGCGCAGGGCCACGACCACGAATCTCACCGGATACTTTAGAGTAACGGCCAGTTAACCAAGGGCTAGATGTACCGTAGTCTTCCATCCAGCTAATAGAATCTTCACTCTTTACCCAGACACAACCGTAGTAGGTCTTAGACTTGGGCATGTATACAACACCTTCACTAATCTCTACGTCTTTGTCTGGTGAATTTTTGATCACATTCTTGATCTTTTCAGAAGGCTTAAACCCTCTCCACTGACGCTCTAGGTTACGCGCTTTAACAGTGAATCGTCGCCAATGTGTCTCGATAGAACCGTATGGGCCTTCCTCAAACGCGATACCCTTCTGTGGAATAGCATTAAAGATAAGGGGCATGTTGTCATCATCGTTCTCATCGATGCGTAGAGAGCCAGTACCGACTAAAAGGTCTAGGGCATGCTCATAAAACTGCGTAGCAAAGTTAGAACGATTGATGTAATCAAAGATAATGACAGCCTGCTTCTCTAGGTTATCCCTTATCTCTTGTTCTGTTACACCGTAGTCGCCAGTCTCAAGCATTTCTATTACTTGGTCAGACGGAGCGAACGTAGCCCAGCGCGACCAGATAGGTGCAATGTTTTCTTGCAGCTTACTAGCGCCTTGTTGGATTGCCTCAAGAGCAGTGGAGTCAAATATACGCTCCATCTTCTTCTGGCCTCGGCGATTAGTGTCAAACAAGTTCCTGTTGGGCAGGAAAAATTCATACACATCATCTAGCGTATCGTGCCACATCATAGCATTCTCAAATGCCTTGGCCTCACGCCTTTTAAGGTCAGCTAAAGACCCTAACTCTTTAGGTAATTGCATATTATCGCCCAGTTCTAGTTGTATATACTCGACCGGGCATAGAACCGCCAATACCGCCCATCAAACCGCCGCCAGACAATGTACCCTGGCCACCTTGCCCTCTGCTTGGGCCTGCTTTTTTAGCAGGAGTGCCCTTGGCTAACAGTGATTTAGTGCCTAGTGTTCCTCTGGCTACAGCTTTAAGACGCTTCTCTTGCTCTTCGGTCTCTTCGTCTAGTTCTCTGCGCTGTCTTTCTACCATTGCCTTTTCTTCGGCAGAAGGTTTAGGTGCTTTTGGTGCTTTCATAATGCTTTCTCATGTACTTGTAGAGTTGATAGGGTGTCCATATAAATGGCCGGTTAATACCCAGCAGTTGTTTGGTATGTCCTACGCAAGTATTCAGCATGAACAAACTTCTGACAGGATGCTTTTGCTTATACCCCATCATAATAAAAGGTTCGTCAAGTATAGCATTTTTGTCCGTCACGGTGAACAGATCAAATTTTTTGGTGGTTCTGCCGTAGACAATGTAGTCCTGCCCGTTAGGTTTGAGGACAAAGCAGTGTTTGATCTCTTTATGCAGGAACCTAGACCACCAATGCCCGTCATCATTTATAAATACGACGAATATGTCAGAAGACACTGAACCCAACCTTAGCTGTAATAGGCTTATCGTACTTGCCAGACCTGCTTAACGCGGAACGTCCCTCACCTTCGCCCTGTAAAGCGTATTCTAGGGCTTCTACGGGGTGTGAATACTCGTTCTTGTCCGGTTCATCAGTGTATCTCTCACCTGTTGTCTGCACTCTACGGTAGCAGAAGCCACCTTGTAGACCTTTACGGATCATTGAGGCTTTGGGTAGGACAGTAAATCGTGGTTTCCCATCCATGCACATCTCTTTCATAGGCACTTCTAGGGCTGCTCTACGCTTCAGTGGATCGTTCGATTGGGTGGGCTGACAGGGTATGCCAGCCGCCCGCATGATTTGAAATGGAGTTTCACTGTTTGACTGATTTTTGTTCTGTCCACTTGGATCGCCCCATCCTTTAAACTCGTGGTCTGGGTACATCTCTTCAATATAGCGTTTGAGTGTCGGAGCAAAGTCCACTGCACCCGAATCGGTAAGTACCATCTCATCAAAACACACCCACCTTCCTATGGAAGTTCGTTGTAAAAACGCACACGCTGGTGTACGACCAAAGTCAAAGCCAAGAACAATAGGATAATCCTTGGTAGGTTGAAAGTCTAAGTGTTGACAGTGTACTGAATCGGTATACATGGGGTGTACAGGCTTGCCGTTAGACACAAAGCCGTACTCATTAGCTAAGTTAACCTTGATCCAGTCGTTTGTCTTACCGTTTAGACCGCGTTTGTAGTATTCATTAGGCAGGTTGATCAGGTTCTCAGCTTCTTCGTTGACCTTCCATGCCTCACCGTCCTTGAATACGCCGCCAGGTTGCCTAAAAAATGACCAATCTTCAGGACGCTCTATCTCTGCGAGTTTAAAGTACCAGTGGTCTTCGTCAGGGGCGTTACTATCGCCTATCATTCCGTGGTGTGTAGGACGCGCTCCCTCCTTGTTTGAGGGGTATCTACCATGTCGTAGGTCAAGCATGTCTAAAACAGCCTTAGAATGCTCTTTAGTCTCGTTTAACCACACCCATGTAGTCTGGATACCCCTAGCCTTCTTAACGTGTTCAGGGCGATCAAAGGCGATAAACACGACATCACACTCTACCTTCGTACCATCCTCTAGGTTGAACCTAATGAAGTGCGTAGGAGGCTCTTTATTGCCCTGTTTGAAGTCACCTAACTCCCCGTGTATCTCTAGCCAGTCCTTAATCGTGGTAGAGAACAGTTCAGAGTAGGTGTTACGGGCTGCAATTACGCGGGACAGGCGCACACCGTAGTTCTTGTGTTCAGGGTCAGACACAGGAGCCTGCTCACACATCAGGTCGAACAGTTTAAGTATGCATTGAACGGTCTTGCCAGAGCCGAGTGGCCCCATAATGAAGGAGTTTCTAGCCCTACAGTCAGCAAAGTCCTGTAGAACCTGGCCCTGTGGCATTAGGTTGTATTCTATTTGGCTCATTTCTTAGTCCAATCTATAGCGTCATAGCCCTTCTTAAAGGCTTCTCTAGTCTTCTTGTCAGACTTACGGGCATGGCTGCCCTTACCACCATTAGACTCAGGGAAGTGCCTATCCCTATCTTTCTTCTCCAGCTTGTGTACTAGACTCTGGCCCATCATACATATCCTCTATAAAGTCGTTTAACAAGTATAATACTTCTCGCATAGCAATGGCATCCCTGTCTAAAAAAGCCTCTATAAACGCCTCTATAACCTCTGAATCAGTATCGTCTAGCTCGTACTGCTCGAACATAACCAGTCCTCTAATATCATTTGTTTACATAATTCAATGTAGAATACGCTTTTTTCATCGTTTAAGGTGCTTTTGAACTCAACCCCATCATCTGTAAGGATAATGACGATATGGTCTTTAGAAGCGATTACAGTGGCTTCTAGGGCATCTTCTATATCTGGGCGGAGCTTTATTATTTTACTCAATTTTTTTTTGCCTCGTGCATATATATACACAGATCGCGCGACTTCGGAGGGGGGGGTACTGTATATCCATCCACTGTACATTTATCCACCTGGCTGTACATCCATACAGTACTGGTTATCCATACAGTGACACTTAACTATCGGCAGTATCTGTGCCATTAGATTGCCCGTCGTATCGTTTGCGCTGTA